GGATCTTGCCAACCAGTATCATTTACAGTTTCTTGTACTGGTGCTGCTGCTGGTTGTGGAGCAGGTGTTGGTGCAGGTGTTGTGTTTGGATCACCTGTACGTGCTGCCATACCTGCTGGACGGAAGTAATTGCTCCAACGATCCGGATCATAAGCTTCACCATCTACACTTGCTTCAAACATTTCAGTAAGAACTTTAAGTTCAACTTCGCCTGGCTTTTTAGGAAGGAAATCGTTGAGATTAAACAAGCCGTGTGTATTCACTGCTGCCATCTCTGCATCACCCAGTGGACGCTCTCTACGTGCCCAATTACTTGCGCCGTAATCTGCGTATCCACCCTTTGTACCTTTTGACAAACGGAAATCTACACCAGCAGTATAATCTGTTGGTAGTTCTTCCATGTCTGGGTCCATTAGTGCTGCTTTGATTAATTGGAAGATTTGCGGACCAATAATGAATCGACGAATTGGATTCTCTGGTTGTGAATCTTCTTTCAATGGATCATCTACAACAAAACCTTGGAAGATATATGAACGCTTTTTCCAATACTTACGACCCATATCCTCTAGTGAAGGATCTTTAAACCAACCACGTACTTCTTGTAGAATTGGACATGATTCACCGTACATTTCCATACATGGAACTTGTACTTGTACTGGACGAGAACTTGTGTCTCCTTTTACTCCACTAAATGGAAGTTTAATCATCAAACGTTCTTTCCAAAAGAAAGTGTTTGAATCATCGCCGTCAGGTAGAAAACGTAGTGTAGCACTACTTCCTTCTGACATATTCCAAAATGGGTAAATTGCGTTGTCACCGCCTCCTGTGCGTTGACCTGAAGCGCCTGCTTCTTGTTCTTTGAGCTTTGCTCTAATTTCTGCTAATGATGCCATAGTTATGCCTCCTTATATATTGCCTATGTGCTTGTGCCTAATTATGTGTAGCACAATTACTATACTACACAATGTTATTTATCTTGTCAACTATTTTTTTGACAATATTTTCAAATGGTTAGCCGATTATCTTAAACCGGCTAACGATGTGATTCTATCTAGTTCTGTTGAATCACCTAATAAATCAAATAATGATCCTGGTGCTTTTTGTGCATTTGCTTTTTGTGCATTAGGATTGTCTGTTCGCTGTGCTTTATCGGCTTGGAACCTATCAATTCTTCTCCTAATTTCTGCACGTTTTGCAGGAGAAATAGATTTATATGCCTTTAGAGCCTCTGGATTTAAAGTTAAAATTCCTGCATCAAGCATCATCTGCACTGCTGGATCATCTATCTCAACATCACCGGCACCATATGTACGACCTCGTATATCACCTACTGGCTTTGTACCAAACTTTTTCTGAATTGCTTTCATTAGGTTTTGGTCAACTTCGTCTTTACTATCTACACCCATAAACTCGTATACCTGATCAACACCTACATCTTCTTGTGTTTGGTTTTGAGAACTTATACTTGCAATATCTTTTTTAACAAAATCCATAATAAATCTGGCTTCATTACCAACCTGATTGATTAATCTTCTTAATGCATTTTGGTCGCCTTGTCTTATTCTATTAATATTTTTTATCATTTGCATTGCATTATGTTTAGTGCTTTCGCCGCCGCCTGCTTGTTTTATCTCTCCGCCTAATCTATGCAACTCTTGATAAATGTCTAATAAAGCCTCCATAACAGGGTACCCTGCAAGGGTACCCCCTTGTATAAATGAGTTTGGATCTTTTGCTGCTTGTGGAGCAACTTTAGCGTATTTATTTGCTAATTCTTGAGCTTTGGTTTCAAATTTTGAAGTTGACCATCCTTGTTTAGCACCTTGAATGCCGCCACTGACTGCACCTTTGACAGCGTCCCAAACACCTTCTTCTACGTTCATTTCTGCCATTTTGCGAGCCTGGTATTTTTCGTATACTTGACCTAGACGTTCTATGAACTGACTTGCTGGCTTGACGTATTGATCACCGTAGTCTTTTTCTACACTGGTCAACACTGCTGTTTCGCCTTTTGGAAACTGGCCTGTTTGTCTATCAAAGTAACTTAGAATAAATTCGCCTAATGGTGTTTTTTGGTCTTTTTCGATTGTGATCTTTTCGCCATCTGGACCGTCGATTTCGTCGCCTTTTTTAGCACCTTTAAACTTTGCCATACGCACTGCTTTAGCATATGCATTGCCTTCGTCCATATCGCCTTCTACTTGCGCACTAAAGTTGTCTGCAAACTGACCTAACAATTTGTCAAATGCTACATCAACTGCCGACTCTGTATTCATTGATGCCGGTTCATCCAAGTACTTGAATTTTAGCATTTTTAGTGTTTTTGAATCTCCACCGTCTGCATAAGCACCCAAATTTTTCAAATGTTTTGCTGCTTCTACATCGCCTTCTTGGGCTGCCTTTTGTAATGCTTTGCCTAGTGGTGAATTTGATGCGCCTAATTTTTTATATGCTGCATATCCTGCTGCGCCTGCTAGTCCTAACAATCCTAGTATTACTGGCAGTGCTTCGTCAACTCTTGCTTCTGCGATAATATCATCAAAATCTAAATCGTTTGCTTTTGTCGATTCACCTACTAGTTTGTAAATGTATGGAAATACTTCTTTGAGTTCTTCGTTGAACTGTTTTACAGTTAGTTGATCAATCCAATTTTCTGCAACGTCTTCTGGTACTTCTACTGCATCGCTTGGTTCAAAACTTTCAAATGCAGTTTTGTAATTTGATGGCTTTTGTAAATTTTGGATAGTTTTCTTTACTGCTACAATACGCTCGTTGACCGTATCCATATGTTCAGCAAGACTTTCTGCCATTACACTGCTACGACCCATGTAAGTTTTGAACTTGCGGAGATTTGAAAGTTCTTCACTTAGGCCTGTGATGTGTTTGCCGAAGTCATCAAAAGGATGACCGCCTTCGCTTACGTGAATAGCCATTGCTCTAGCACCACTTAAATGTTTAAATGGATATTTGAATTTTTCACCTTCTGCATTTTCAATAAAAAGAGAACCAATTTTTTTAGTTCTGCTTTCGCCTTCGCCAATTGGACCTGTGTGTTTGATTCTCAATTTAGCATTACCAATTTTTTGGAAACTGGTTTTGTCAGTTCCACGTAGTGCTGATTCATTCATTTTTGTTTCTCCGCGATTTGCTGCCATATAGCTATAATCTCTTTGAGTAAAGTTTGATTTGTTAATATCTCTTACTTCAAAATTAAGTAAACGTTTTTTAGCAAAATTTCTCATACCTTTTAAAAAATTATACCAATTATCTTCTTCATCAATGCCTGCATTTTCAGTAAAGTCTTTGTTGTACATGATTGTGACACCTGACTTTTCGTCAAGTGATACACTTACTTTGCCTAATGAATTACCGTTGCTTTTATAGTCAAATTCATAAAATCGTGCTTGGTAAGGTTCATTGGTTGTATTACCTTCTCCATCACCGATTGTTACGCTAGGAAAGCGTCCTCTAATTTCATTAAAAAGTTGTTCTGCTACTACGTTTAAATCTCTCATTGTATACTATTTATCAATAACTGCTGCTAACAAAGATTGGCATTGGCATCTCATAATCGTCTTCATGTTCAATTTGACTAAATGTGTTATAAACTGTTGGATCCCAATCTTTCATTACACTCATTACTCTAAGTGTTAACAACAAACTACTTACCAAATCATCATGATGTCCTGGCTTAGCTTGGAAACTACTACCTGCTGCAATATATGCTTTTAATTCACTGATCAATGCTTTGCTACGCACTGTTAGTTTGTCATTTTCTACCATTGTTTTTAGTCTTGCACAGGCAGTGGTTTTTGAACTATGTGTTGTGTTAAATCCTTTGCGGAACTTTCTAACGTGTCCTTTGCGTATTGGTTCGCTGATGAACAATCCTGGAATATTTTCTTCCCCAAAATCATTTATTACAAGTAATGCTGCTTCTCCAATGCCGTTGTTTTCTACACTCCAATATATGTTACTTGATGTTTTCATTTCGTCAGCAAGGTATTTGCACACATCTGCAAGCACACGTATTTGCCCAGGAATAGCAGTTAGGTTATGTTGCCATTCTCCTACTTGCTCATAAGTAGGCAATTCAATAATTTGTATTGCTGCAAAGTCACCACCTGTGCCCATGCTGGGATCTAGTCCTACAACATAAGACTTCTTTGCATCAGGCTTTTTGTACCAACGCACTTGACCCATACGTATAATTGGATCTAAACCTTCCATTGCTGCTAATTTAATTGAATTAATTAGGGTTTCGTCAAATACTAGGAATTCACAACCATATTCACGTCTAAACTTTTCTTCGCCAATACGACCAATCTCGTCACGTTTCCATTCTTCGTCGCGGTCTGGATGTTCATGCCATTCTGCTCTGAACGCATGGAAGCCGTTGATTCCAACTTCACTATCATTACCGTATTCATCAAAACGTTGTTCTGCTTGTTTCCAAATAGTCGCAAAAGTATCTTCGTCACTGTTTGGTGTGCTAGTAATAATAGCACGACCACCTGTTGCTAGTGTAGGTGAAATCGAAGTCCAAAATTCTTCTGCAATATTTGGCTGCACAAATGCAAACTCGTCACAGTATAGTAAAGAAATTGACATACCACGTCCTGTATTGCCTGTAGTTGTTTGCGAAACTATTCTACTACCATTTTCAAACTCAATACTACCTTTGTTGTAACTAGTAACACCTGCTCTTATATGATCTGGGCAAGTTTCATATACAAAACGTATGCGAGACATAATCTCTTGCGCACCTGTGTATTTGTGTGCTGCAATAAGTACAGTTTGGTCTGGATTAAACATAGCATACCAAGCAAGATAGATAGCAGCACAAGTAGTCTTGCCTGTCTGTCGTGGCATCATATTAATGTTAAATCTATATGAATGATAACTGTGCATTAGTCGCAGTTGATATTCATAAGGATCAAAAACTAATTTGCCTCTCACAGGATGCTGAATGTGTGCAAAGTGTTTTGCAAAGTGCAAATACCCTAGTTCAGGATCCATACAAGCTAATAAATCTTCAACTTGTTCGTTTGTAAATGTTTCTTGTTTATTGGCCTTTTTAATTAATACGCCGTCTAATGAAGCTCCCATAAAAATATTTAGCCAAAAAAATAGCGCCCTAAGGCGCTATTGAGTCGGGGGGATGTATTACTTTCTCGCTTCTAATGCTGCACGAAGTTGAGTTTTAATTTGTTCTTCTAGATCTTCGTCTTCTGTGTTCATAGGATTGTCGCCGCCGGCTGTTGCTGGATATGAACCTTTTTCTTTATGTAAATCGTTACCTGATGGAATACTTGCACTTACATCATTTGCATATTCTTCATCTGGTTCTGTACTAGCATCTTGGAAATCGCCATCATCGGTTTCTTCTTCCATTGCTTCACCCGGTGCCATCATACGAATCATATCGCCCATTTCTGGCTCTTTTGGTTTTGCACCACAGCCGCCCATTGGTTGACTTGGGCCGTGAATCTTTCCGCAAATTGGGCAAGGCTTAGGACCAGGATTGATATCGTCTGGTTCAACTACTTTTGCACCGTCAGCACCTGCTAGTTGCATCATACGTAGTATTTCTGCTACTTCACTTGCATCAGCACCATTAATATTAATGCTTGCTTCGTCTAATTGTTTTTTGTCTGTCATAATTGACTCCTTTACCCCGCTCATG